GCAAGGCGAAGTTGGAGCCACGGGGCCAACTGGTCCGGCGGGAAGTGATGGAGCCACGGGGCCAACTGGTCCGGCGGGAAGTGATGGAGCCACGGGGCCAACTGGTCCGGCGGGAAGTGATGGAGCTACAGGCCCAACTGGTCCGCAAGGTGGCGCTAATGAGATAACTTTAACGAATGATAACAGCGGCACCATCGTAATAGGTGCCCCTGTTTATATAAAATCTAACGGCCATGTTGATCTTGCAAGAGCAAATGCACTGTCAACCACAGAAGTGTTCGGCTTTGTTTTAGATGCGACCATTGCGACAGCTTCGGCAGGTAAGATTTTATTGAGTGGTATTTTAACTGCAACCACGGCTCAATGGGATGCTGTTGTTGTGGGTGGAAGTGGCGGTCTTGTACCAGGAACTATTTATTTCTTGGACGTGACGACGGCTGGAAAACTTTTAGCTGCCGCTCCAACAACGGGATTTATTGCGCGTGTTGGGTTAGCAATTTCTACCACAATAATGAATCTAATGATTCCACCTCCAATAAAATTATAATCATGGCAGATAAACTTCCACTAGTAATCGATGAAGGATCGACGGGTTTAGCACGGCAAGCGACTACAGGTGATGTGATAGTTTGTCCGGGGCTAAAAGTTTCTGTACTTAGTAGTGAGGTAGAGCACCTCGTATCTATCAATGTGGCAGGAGAATTTTATACTGATCCTAATGTAACTTGTCACGCAGGACGAATTTCTGCTTTAGGATTTAAATCATATTACTTGACGCCCGGGAGAATTGTATTATCGACTACTGACGGTGAATTAACTGACAGTGCGAATGCACTGTTTAATGGAACAACCTTAACAGTAGTTAATACAAGTCAGTCTGCGAGAGGCTTTGAAATAGGGTCTCTCGGTATGCAAGCGTGGGCATTAAATAATTGTTGGCTATCCGACAATATGTATTATGACAACGCAGTAGCACAGTTTAAACGTATCGCGACTGGTACTGCTGGCGCGGTACGTTTTTACAACGATAAAATCTGGATTGATGCTTGGACTACAGGCAATGCTGAGACAACAGTTGTTCTTACCGCAGGGCAATTTGTCATGCTTCCTGGCGGATATGTCGGACTTAAAGGTATAACTTCACCAACAGCGATTTTACATTTAGGCGCTGGGACTACGGCTGCCGGAACCGCACCATTGAAATTCACTTCTGGCCCGCTTAATTCTAATCAAGAGGTTGGGGCCGTTGAATTTTTAACTGATAAACTGTATTTTACAATTACAACCTATACAGGCCGGAAAGAAATTGTATTAAGTGAGGGCTTGACGGAAGGAAGAGTACCCGTTGGTTTTACAAATGGCCGGTTAATAGATGACCCCGTCTTCACATATTCAAGCGGTACGCTTTCGGTCCCTAATTTAGCGTTGACTAATGTTGGAACATTGCCAATTGGCCATAATCTTCTCATAAACGGCGGTTTTGATTTCTTTCAACGTCAGACTCCAAGCGCTTTAACAACCCGGTCTGATGATACGTATGGCCCTGATAGATGGAATATACTAACTCAGACAGCTAGTATTCAATGTCAACGTACTACTGGTGACACTGCTTCAAATGCAGTTGATTTGAAACAAAATCAAGCATCTGCTCAGCGTTTTGGGATTGAACAAATTTTGGAAAATGTTGACTCTAAACCACTTCGGGGTCGCGCGGTTATTTTTCAGTCTCGTGTTAAATGTAGTAGCAATCAAACTATTCGCTGTGCTATTTTAGAGTGGACTGGAACCGCTGATGCAGTCACTAGTGACGTTGTATTAAGTTGGACGAGTGGAACGTACACAGCAAATAATTTCTTTCTAGCAAGTAATTTAACAGTGACGGCAGTAGGCTCGGTTTTACCTGATGCCAATGTATGGGCAACATTGAGTGTTACAGGGACAATAAGTGCAAACTGTAACAATCTTATTGTGCTTATTTGGATTGAGGGAACCTTAGCTACTGACGGTACTCTTAAAATTACAGAAGCAGGATTATATACAGAGACCCAATTACGAAATTGGGGGCCAAGGCCATTTCAACAAGAATTGGCAATGTGTCAGCGGTACTATGAAAAACTTTATGAACCGGACATTTCGCCTGGGACTGCGCCAGCTAATGATTTATGGGTTTCAGGGGCGATGACAGCGTGGCTCTTATACTCGCCGAATTTAAACTATAAAGTAACAAAGAGAGTAGTCGCCATTCCTGTAATATACTCAGCTTACGACGGAGCTTCAGGTTATGTTGCAGAATATAATGTGGCAAGTACATTTGTTGTGAATAGAGCAGCCGCAGTTGAAGCTTACGGTAGAAATGTCGCGTATATTAGGGCGAATGCTGGTACGTTTACAGTAGGTAATTTTGAGCGGTGGCAATGGACTGTAGACTGTGAATTGTAAATTGTGAATTAACTTGATTTAACAGCAAAGGCTGAGTTTGGCGACTCAGCCTTTATCTTTTCTTGGAGAGGGATGCGTGGATAAATTTCGTTTTCATGTCGTTGCATTGCCACACACATGGACGGCATCGTGTCATGCAGCGTGTGCTTTTACGATGAAAACGCTACGTTTTGCTAAGATGATGCACAGTCTTGGTCACCAGGTATATCACTACGGCGGCGAAGATAGTGAAGTTCAGGATTTTACAGCCGAAGATATTCCAGTCATCAGCCGTGCAGAACGTAAGCAGTATTTCGGGGAGTTTGACCCCAATAAACTTTACACAGCCGATTGGAGCGGACGAGCACCATATTGGAAGTTGATGAATGATCGTGCTGCGGCTGAGATTGTTAAACGAAAACGCCCTGGTGATTTTGTGTGTGTCATCATGGGATCGTTAAACGTACCACTTGCAAATCAAGTTGGTAGTGATGTGATGGTTGTGGAATACGGTATCGGGTATAACGGCACATTTGCTAAATACCGTGTATTTGAGTCGTATGCACACATGCACAAAATCTGGGGCGCACAAGGTGGCTATGATCCAGACGGAAAGTTTTATGACGTTGTGATCCCTAACTATCTTGATCCCTGTGAATATCCTTTTCAAGCTCAGAAGCAAGATTACTTTTTGTATCTAGGCCGGCTTGTTAAACGAAAGGGAATTCACATTGCAGTGGAAACCTGCAAGAAGCTTAATGCCAAGTTGTTAATCGCCGGACAAGGCTGTGTAAAAGTTGAAGGCAACGCCATTCATTGTGCAGACGGCGAAGTATACTGCGGCGATAATTTAGAGTATGTCGGGGTTGCATTAGGTGAAAAGCGGGCGCAACTTTATCAGAATGCCAAAGGTGTCTTTTTGCCCACTCAGTACATAGAGCCTTTCGGGACAGTTGGTGTCGAGGCGCAGATGGCAGGGACGCCAGTGATTACGACTGACTTCGGTGTTTTCCCCGAAACCGTGGAGCAAGGCAAGACTGGTTTTCGCTGCCACACGTTGAATGAGTTTGTATGGGCGGCGAAACAAATATCTACTTTGAATCCACAGTACATCCACGAGCGTGCGATGGCGAAGTATTCAATGGATGCTGTCAAGTGGCAGTATCAAACGTATTTCGAGCGCTTAGCCGATTTGTGGAAGTCAGGCTGGTACGAATTACACGATCAACCGGATATTCCTTGGTTGCGGGGTTACGTATGACCAACAGGAGATTGCGCCATGCTGAATTATGACTATTACGGAAAACAGTCTGGCGACACGCCCGCTGCGCGGATGGTTGAAGCGACAGAGTATTTTAGCCACCGTCTGCATGAAATTGCTTGGAGTGATGCCACGGACGCTGACCGCGAGAAAGCATTGATTGCCGCCCGTGGAATTATTGACGCTTTGAATTATAAAGGCGAGAAAGCGGTTGTTTACACGCTTTTACAAGGCAACACTTCGGCGACTCAAGAAGAAATTAGAGCGGCTGAAATAAGCCAACCTCTTGAGTTTCCTCGCGGTGCTGATACGGTTGTTCCCGAGGCTATTCGTATTGCTGAGTATGAGATTGCTTATGCGTTACTCGACGGGAAAGACCCTGAAATGGAATTGGAAAACCTTGCTATTGAAGCAATGAGTTACAGCGGGGTGAAAACGAGTTATGCACGGACTGGATTACCTACCGAGCACACTATAAATATGGTTCCGAGTTCTGTCGCGTGGCGATTATTGAAGCCTTTCTTACGCGACTCGGATTCTTTGAAATTGTCACGACTGAGCTAGGGTTGTTCCCTTGACTCCTTTTACCGGCCCTGTGCCGGGTCAGGCCCCGTTTACACTCGATGCACGGGATTTTCCTGTTATTTAGCCTATCGAGGATTGAGGAATAGTCGAATGTCCAAGTTTCTGTATTTAGCGCATCCCTGGTTCGGTTGTTACGAAGGTGTAGACGACGCTGAGAAGGCTGCTGCCGCTGCTGAAAAAGCTGCCGCTGAAAAAGCTGCTGCCGAGGCTGCTGCCGCCAATGCCGGTAAGACGTTTACCCAAGACGACATGAACCGCATCCTTGCCGAAGACCGCCGCAAACATCAGATTTTGTTGAAGCAGCAAGAAGAAAAATTGTCAGAAGTCTTGAAAAGTCAATCGCTGACCGAGCAAGACAGAAAAGTGCTGAAAGAAAATCTTGAAGTAGTACAAGGTCAGATGCGGACAGCAGAGGCACAAGCTGCGAAAGAAAAACAGGATTTGGAACATTCTTACCAAGCGCGGCTCATGGACGTGGAAAAGAAAGCAACTGTGTGGGAATCCATGTATCGTGATTCAACCGTGCAACGCTCATTGCAGGACGCCGCTGTCAAGAATGACGCTTTCAGCCCCGGCCAGATCGTTGTTCTTTTGCGGCCTATGACAAAGATGCTTGAAGATACTGACCCAGTGACGCAGCGACCGAATGGTCAGTATAAGGTCGTGGTTGAAATGCCGGATGTGGACCCCAAGACCGGCCAACCTGTTCTGATGGTCCGTACTCCCGAGGAAGCGGTCAAACGGATGAAAGAATTGCCTGATCAGTACGGCAATCTCTTTAAGTCGGGTGTTGTCAGTGGAATCGGATCGGGGTCAGCAACCGGCGGCTTTACGTCGGGACAAGGTGGCAAAATCGATGTGTCAAAATTGACACCGGAACAGTACCGCGAGATTCGTGCAAAACACCCTGAATTGCTCGGTCTCAATGCGAAACGCCGCTAAATTGTGCTCAGGGGTTCGGTAAAAGGTTGCTCGCTGGTTGGCGAGTTTTTCTAGCAATAAGACTTACGCCACTATTGAGCGAAAGTCAAATTATGAACATCATGGAGTGAAATATGAAATCCTTGTATCTTTCTCGGCCGTTCATGGCCTGCTACGAAAACAGTCTGGACGCTTACGTTCCCGAATTGTGGGCGAATGAGGGTCTAGTGATTCTTGAAGAAAACATGGTGATGGCGAATTTGGTCCATCGTGACTTCGAGAATACTGTCGCTAAATTTGGCGACGTTGTGAATACCCGAAAACCGGGTGAGTTCAAGATTCGGCGAAAAACGGACGGCACCACTTTGGCACAGCAAGATGCCACTGCGACCAATGTCCAAGTGCCGCTGGATCAATGGTTCTATTCTTCGTTCGTGATTCGTGACGGCGAAGGCAGCAAATCCTTCCAGGAATTGCGGGATATTTATCTTCAACCCGCAATGCAAACCCTTGCACGCGGTGTTGATCGCGCCCTTTTGGGTCGTATCCATGCGTACTTTGGCACACCGACTCAACGTGTCGGTAAACTCGGCGGCTTAGCTGCTGATACTGCCAAGGATTATGTGCTGGACGCACGCGAAAAGTTGAACGTCAACAAAGCTCCGATGGATGGTCGTCGATTGGTGATGGCACCGACCGCTGAGACCGCGATGCTGAAGACGGATATCTTCTTGAAAGCGAACGAACGCGGTGACGGTGGAACAGCGCTGGAAAACGCAACGCTCGGTCGCATCTTGGGTTTTGACACATTTATGTGTCAGAATGTCAACAATGCGATTTCGGGTGCTGACACCGCTGTGGACCTTGTTATCACCAATGCACTTGCTGCAGGTGGTTCGGGTTCACAGGCTTGCACCGGCATCACTGGTGCAGTGATCACAGGTGAGTTCTTGACGGTAGCCGGCAATGTTCAACCGACTTATATCACGGCACACACCGAGACCGCCACTGACACTACCGCCATCACCCTCAACGAGGCCAACAAATATGCCACTTTGGCTTCGGCGGCTACGGTTCGCTATAAAGCGTGCGCTGCGGCAGCCGCGTATGCTGCTAATTGGAGCAAAGGCATCGTTGTGGACGGCTATACCACAGGTAAAGCTCCGCAACAAGGGCAGTTGGTTGCCTTTGGAACGGGTGCAAGCCGTCGAACCTACACTGTGATCGAGTCCGAAGATGCAGGCTCGACTTGCACGTTGTATCTGGATCGACCGCTGGAGGTTGCAGTTGCCAACGATGACGCCGCATTCCCCGGTCCTTACGGATCGATGAACCTGGCATTTCATCGGGATGCTTTGGCTCTTGTCACTCGACCGCTGGCGTTGCCAGATGCTCGGATGGGAGTTATGGCCGCCGTGGTTCCACACAATGGAATCGGAATGCGCGTTTTGATGCAGTACGACATCAATGCGGGCGGCACCATTGTTAATTGTGATATCCTTGCGGGTGTTGCAGTTTTGGACAGTGGTCTATGCGTGCCGGTTCTCGGCTAAGTTCTTAAGCAAGTTATGGTCGCCCATTTGGGACGAACTCGAATGGGCGACCTTTCTTCAACATTCAATTAAGCCTACAGGCGGATGGAGAGCCTTGCACATGAACGCTGAGACTTTAGCGGATTTGCTCTTGGTACTTAAGCAGTATGGTCCCTTGATTCTAGTCACAGCTTTTTTTCTGTGGCAAGGCTGGGTGAGAGAAGTTCGCATGAGCAAACGCATTACTAATTTGGAAGATGAACAACGCAATGTTTTGATGCCACTTGTTGAACGATGCGCGGATGTGATTGCACAGAACACAATGATGATGGAGCGTTTGGAAAAGGCTATGGATCAACGCTGAAGGCATTCAACATTAGATTGAGACTACTATGACGTATCCTGCAAATTACAGTTTGAATCCGCAGATTCGTCGCGTACTTTATGCACTTAAACGGCAGTACGGCGGTACTGTCACTATCTATCAAAATGGGACAGTGACTACAGATACGAAGACGGGTGCTGTTAGCCGGTTAAAGACAGCAACAAAAATTCATAGAGTTGTTATTTTACCTGCCCGGGTTAGTCGCGAAGTGAAGCAAAGCATTTCGGTGATATCAGCTAATAAACAGTTGGTTGGTGGCGGTGGCTGGGAACAAGGTAAACGTGTTTTTATTGTTGACCGGCACGACATTCCTGATTTGGTTCTTGCTGAGAGTGATTGGATTGGTTTTAACGGACGTAAATACACCCTTGAAAATTTTGATGAGTATGAATTTGATGCCGCCTATGTGATTGTCGCGAAAGAAATCAAAGGCGAAGCTCTTGGTGTGTTAGGGTCCATTAAAAATGAGGCCGCCACTGACACAATGACATTTAGTTCAGAAGTCACAGGGGAGGTCTAGTTTATGTCAGCCGCCAATTCTAATTGGGCACGCTGGGTCTTCGCATCCATAGCCACTTATCTTAAAGACATCGCAACCAGTGTGAATTTGCCTTGTCTCGTGGAAGGATTGGATGAACGGCTCGCAGCATTTATGCAAGCATCTGATAGATGCGAGATACGTATTACTGGCCCCTTTACACGCGAATTAAGTCACAACTACTTTCAGATGGAAGTTGTAGTGAATGTGCTTTTTACGAGCATCTATGGAGAAAATAAAAATCAGTACGCCATTCTCAAAGCAATAGGCGTGTTTCATGAAGCGATGGATGGAGCGATTGCAGTTTATAAGTATGGAAATGAGCCAGACGACGATGAGACCGTGCTGGTCGGTTGCTTGTCACCGGGAAACAAGAAAAGTGATAGCGTGCGCGTCTTACATTTTGGGCAAGTCAATCTGACAACCAATGTGAAACAGTCAATGGTAGACGCACGCTATGTCATGGAAATTTCTACATAACCATTAGCAGACTACAAGGAGCATCAAATATGGCACGCATCGAACTTCGTGATTGCGATGTCATTTTACAGGACGGTCTTAGTGGCACCGGAGCGATCAATGATCCTACGCCGCCCGTTGAGACCGATACTAGTATGACTATCGATACTGTTGTGCTGAATACTACCGATACGGATAAGGTGCCACTAGGTGCCCGTTTCACGGTAGCTGGTGAGACTGTGGCAACTATTCACACAGTCACGGCTCGCACGCCGTCAAGTACGAGTCCGACAACGTCTATTACTTTTACGCCTGCATTAGGTGCGGGGACGTATCTAGACGACGGTGTGATTACGTTTCTACCGCAACGTCTCACGATTAAAGTAGGTGATGGAAACATCACCTATACCGAACACACAGAATATGAGTATCTGCTAGATCGCGGCGACTTAGACACTGTGCGTGAGGGCAAGCAAGTCCCAATGGATGTGAAATTGGAATGTGTTTACGAACACATAACGCAAGGGACTGCGGAGCCGACCAGCCCGATGGATGCGCTGAAAGGCATCGGCGGGGC